GTCAAGGGGAAAATAATCGGTGGCAGAGGAGAGGTCTATTGAATAAACCATTCTTCCCGCCTTTAAACACGACTGAATAGGGCCAAAGGCCTTATTCTGATCATATGTGCAGTCCCAAGGCAGTGTAGAAACTATCCTACCTAACGCATTCTTCAGTGGCCATAGGGCCAATTGGTGAATACGATACGGGGAGGCTACACTCCTAAGTTTATAACCTGGTTCCTGTATAAAGTGTACCTCACCGGCATAAGTCGATGAGTCACACTTAACGGGAATGACTCTCTTTGGACCAACAAGTCCTCTAAAAACACGTTGATATAATTCAGCATGTTCCCATAGGAATCTCCAATTATTTGGGGAATTTCCCCAAGTAAGGTCTAACAGGACCTTTCTGTCCTGCCTAGCGTATCCCAAAGAATGGGGTAATGGAGCAATCTTTGAGGGGGACCCTCTGTAGGTAACCAATCGGTTATCTACATCAGGTATGTCCCTATGACCAATAACAGCTGCTGTAACATTCATGATATTGGTTATATCATCTAATGACAGCCCTGTGGGTTTATCACATGAGACAGCCTCTGAAAATTTCTTAAACTGTGACTCAGTCACAGTATCAGATACTTCAGAAGTGTATATGCACAATGCCTGTAAAGCCCGTGAAAATTGCTTTTCACCGACTAAGGACCATTTGAAAAGAGCACCAACGCAACCAAAATATAAACCATGTCTGTTCTTACGAACATATATGGAAATACAAGGAAGCCCAGCTCTCTGTCGAATCAGGTCAGTTTTTAATGACTTGAAACGCTTGACCGTCCACTCTGTACCAGACATGGTACACCAGCGGAACCATAAATCCAGCAACTGCCGGATCAGGTGTTTAGGAATACCTGTAACCGCCATTCTGTGACATAACGCATCCCGAACGGTTGTATTTTTCATACTACAACTGCTCCTTTGTTAGAGGATTCGTTGCCCATCAGGTAGACGTCGTGTCTACTTTTGGTCAGGGTCTCCTCCCACACTGCAGGACATAAACCAAGGGATTATTATTTCCCTTCAGACGCCATCCTAGTCTTAGCAATTTTAGCTAGTTCATCCAGCTTCAATTGTATAGTCATAAGCAGGTATGCCTTAATTTCA